GCCCCGACTTCGCCAGATCGGACAGTATCCAGAGCAGACCAATCTGCTTGCTCAGAAATCTCATGTCCGCCCCCACAGCCGGACCTGCCCGGCCTCGACCGGGGCGGGCAGCGGCGGCAGGGTGATCAGCACCCCCGCCGGATAGACCGGCCCCAGCGCTGCCAGGCCCGGGTTGGCGGCCAGCACCGCCGGAACCTGAGCCTCGGTGCCGTAATGGGCGCGGCAGATCGCATCCAGCATGTCGCCGTCGGTGGTGCGCCAGGTGCTCATGCCCGGTCACTCCCATAGGCGCGCAAGGTTACGTTGAACTCGATCCTGCGCGGCGCGCCGTCGGCCAGGAACAGCGATTTGGTCTCGGACACGCGGGTGATGACCCAGCGCTGCCAGACAAAGCCCAGGCCATCGACCAGCATCATCGGCGCGCCCTGGCGGGCCACCGCGCGCATCAGTTCCATCTGGCGCAGCCCGCCCTTGAAATGGGGGTAAATCACCCCTTCAAGGGTGATCTCCTCGGCGTCCGGGCCAAGGTATTGCAGCGCCGGGTCGCGCCCCAGCCGGTCCTGCTTGGCCCAGCGATAGGCGGCGTCGCGGGTGAACATCTGGTAGCTGGCGCGGTTCACGCCGAAGCGGAAGGTGCCCAGCGCCATCATGATGGTTCCCAGGCTAATCGGCATGCAGCCCCCTGTCGTCCAGCCAGGACCTGATCGCCGCTGCCTCGGACAGCTGGCGGCGCACCTCGCGGGCGACCGCCTCGGGCGACTGGCCGGGGGCCGCGTTGACGGTGATGCCGCCGACGTTGACATTGGTCGAAGGTCCGTTCGGCGCGGCGCGCATCCGCAGCGGCGCGGCCGGGGCCACCGGGGCGGCAAAGGCCGCCATGTCGTCCAGCGCTCCGGCCATGCCGCCATAGCCGCTGTCACCGCCGATCCCCGCCGTGCCGCCCGCCTCGGGCGACCGCAGCCAGTCGGGCAGGTCGGGGATCATCGCATCGAACTTGGCGCGCACCCAGGCGATCATCGCATCGATCTGCGCGGCAATGCCCGCCCGCAGGTCGGTGATCCATTTCTCGCCGATGGCCAGAAAGTCGATGTCGAAGGCATCGACGATTGCAAAGGTGATGTCGGAAAAGGTCCAGCCGGTGAGGTAGGTGAAAAACTCTTCGGCCTTCCTCGCCATGAAACTGAACGGGTCGAACTCGGACAGCACGGCGAACACCCCGTTCAGCAGCCCTTCGTCAAAGGCCTTGCGGATGCGCTCGATCTTGTCGCTGAAATAGGTGACGATGTTGTCCCAGTTGTAGTAGATCACGGCGGCAAGGGCAGCAAAGGCGAGTGCCAGCAGGATCACCGGGTTGGCGACGATCAGCGCCAGGCCGCGCGAGATCATCAGGATGCCGCGATGAATGCCGAAGAGGGTTTTGGAAAACACCAGACCCAGCGCGATCCAGCCCAGCACGTCCCACCCGCCGAGCAGAATCGAAGCGCCTTCCAGGAACGGATAAACCTGATCCCGCCACGTTTCGTAGATCCCGGTGCCAAGCCACTTGATGCTTTGCAGCACCCAGAGAATGTTGTTGCCCAGATCAGTGGCCCAGCGCTGCAAGGAGCCGTCTGCGGCCATCTGGTCAAGCGTATCCAGCAGACCCTCGAGTTCGCCTTTCATCCAGTCGAACAGGCCTGCGTCCATGACCAGCAGCTGGAACCGCGTCCACTGATCCTTGAGGTTCGACATCATGCCGTCCCAGGTCGCCATTGCGCGGTCTGACGCACCGTCATACCTGCCGCCCAGCGCGTCGATCAGCAAGGTGATCTCTTCCTGGCCCAGCTTCCCCTGTTCCGACAGCTTCCGCACTTCCGCCGCGCTCTTGCCCATTGCTTCCGCCAGCAGGTCCCACACCGGCACGCCGCGTTCCAGCATCTGCATGGCCTCTTCGCCCTGCAGCTTGCCCTTGGTCCAGGCCTGCCCCAGCGCCAGCGTCAGCCCGTCCAGCTGTTCCGCGCCGCCGCCGGTGGCCGCCATCGTGTCGACCATCGCCTGCAGCGACCCCGTGGTCGGGTCCAGGCCGAACGCCTTGAGCCTGGCATAGGCCTGCACGGTTTCCTCGAAGCTCAGCGTTGTACCGGTGGCGAACTTCCCGATCCAGGCCATGGCCTTTTCCGCCCCTTCGGCCGATCCTTCCAGGGTGGTCAGCTGCACGTTGAACTGTTCGAACTGCGCTGCCGGGCGCACGAAGCTGGCGGCAAGCGCCGTCATGCCTGCACCATAGGCCGCCACCACCGCCCCGCCGCGCAGCGCGGCATTGCCCATGTCGTTCAGGCCCGCGCCCATCAGCCGCGTGCCCGCCTGCACCCGCTCGGCCTGGCGCATCAGGCTGTCGCCGCCGATCCGCTCGATGGCCTTCATCGCGGCCCGCGCCGGGGCCGTGGCCCGGTCCACCAGGCGCAGGATCAGGGCGATGTTCAGATCAGCCATCGGTCTCCTCGCCTTCGTGCCGTGCCCGCGCCTTCAGCCACCACCGCGCCAGTTCCTGCGGCGTCATCGGGTCCATGTCGCGGGGCGTCCAGTGGAAGACGAGGGCAAGGTCCGCCATCGTCTCCTCGATGTCGTCATGCGGCAGGGCTAGTCGGTGATCCCGGCCTGTTCCCTGTCCGCCTTCTTCATGAAAAAACTTGCGGCGATCCCCGCCAGCGCAAACAGGTCGGCAATGTCCAGCGCCGCCACCTCGTCAGGCAGCAGGGGCGGCACCGTGATGCGAGGCAACAGCTTCTCCATCGACTTGACATCCATCTGCCCCACGTCGGTCAGCTTCATCCCGCGAAGGTCGCCGACGCTTGGCTTGCGCAGCGATACTTCGGTGATCGGGTCAGCCCCTTTGCGTTCGATGGGGGTTTCCAGGCTCACTTTCATCATCGTTCAATCCCCCTTAAAGGCCCATCGCGCGGCGGATGTCGGCCAGCTGGTCGACCCCGCCGATCACGCGCAGCCCGTTGACCAGGTCGATCTCGAAGATCTGCTCGCCGTTGATCTCCAGCCGGTAATAGCGGACATCCATCATCAGCTTCAGCGTGGTGTCGGTGCCCGGCTTCAGGTCGCCGGTTTCGGCGGCGGTGATCAGCCCGCCGATGGTGGCGATGATCGTGTCAGCGCCGTCGCCCACCTCGCCCGCCGCCGCCGGGCGCAGCACAAAGCGCTGCTCTGTCCCCGGCTTTTTCAGCAGGGCGGGCGACCATTCGCCGAAGGTGATCTCGGCCGTCATCGCCTCGACCCCCATGTCGATGCCCACCGGGCCGTCCATGCCCGCCCCCCGGTGCCCCTCGGTCATCACCTTGACCTGCGGCAGCTTGGCCTCGGTCGCGATGCCGAAGTACGATAGCCCGTCGACGAAGGCGTTGAAGTTCTTGATCTTGCGCGGCAGTGCCATCGCGGGTCTCCTTTACTGGGCCGTCGCCACGGCGTTGACGAGTTCGGTGTAGTAATCGCCCTCGCGGTGGGCGCGGAACGTCAGATGCTCCAGCGGCGCGGGCGGCTCGATGTCGAAGTCGAGGTAGAGCTTGCCCGCCATCAGTTTGGTGGCGCTGTTCATCTCGGGGTCGATCCAGACCTTGCCGCCCAGGATCGCGCCACGCCGCGTCAGCGTGTTGAGATAGCTTTGCACCGTATCGCGGATATCCAGCAGCAGCTGGGCCGAAAACGGGCGGTCCATCGCCCAAAGCAGCGCCTGTTCGATGGACTCGTAGACCATGTCGGCGGTGCGCCGCACCGACAGGAAGGTCCAGAGCGGGTCCGACGCGGTGCTGCGGTTGCCCCACAGCCGGAATCCTTCCTGGCGGATGATCGTGGCCACGTCCTGCTCGTTCAGGCGGTTGGCCTCGGTCTCGGTGGAGCTGATCGCAAAGCTGACGGCCCGCGCGGTGCCGCTGATGCCCCCGACGATCTGGTTGGACGGCGACCACCAGAAGCCCCGGGTCGCATCCATGTTCGACAGGATGCCCGCGACGTAAGCCGAGGCGGGCCGCGTGACGAAGCCCTGTGTTGCGGCGTCAAACACCTTCACCGCCGGGTCCACGATGTAGAGGCGGTCCGACCCGAACTTCAGCCGGTCGGTGATCGCGTCGGCCTCGGTGGTGTTGGGCCCGTCGGCAATCACCACGCCGCGCAGGAGGTTGGCCACGGTGATCAGCGCCAGCGTCACCGGCGAGGCGGGGCTGGCGGCGGGGGTGCTGGTGAAACCGGGCGCGGCCAGGATGCGCGGCACCTGCCCCGTGACGGTGCCCGCCGTCATCAGGGCATAGACCCCGGTCTGCGCAGTGGCATCGCCCAGCACATTGGTCAGGGTCGCGGCGGGGGTGCCACCTTCGGTCACGCGCACCACCACGGCGGTGCTGACCTTTTGCGCATAGATCGCATCGTAAGCCTGCTTCAGCGTGCCGCTGGCCCCCAGCGCTGCGGCGGCGCGCGGGCCGGTGATCAGCACCGGCGTGTTCAGCGGGAATGGCTCGTCCGCGCCCCCGGTCAGGGCCACGGGGGCGGCACCGGCCACGGGCACGTTGCTGCCGGTGCTGCCCGCCGCCACGGCGGCGGTCACCAGCGCATTGGCAGGCGCGCTGGCCACGATGGCCGCGATGATCTGCGTCAGCGTCGAGGTCGGGACGGATGAGGTGCTGGTGGCCAGGTTGACCACGATCGCGTTGCCGGTCACTAACACCCCCAGCGCGGCGCTGGCGGTGCCGGGGTTGCGCAGATGGACCGTGATCGCATTGCCAAGCACACCCACCGCCTTGGCGGTGACCAGCAGGGCGGCAGGGGTGATGCCCAGCGTCGCGCTGGCCTTGGTATCGGCGGCGGCGGCGGGTGCGGTGCCGACAAAGCCGATGATCGACGATCTGACGGTCTGGATCGGGCGGATGCCGTCGTCGATCTGGACGACTTCGATCCCGTGAAGAAACTGGTCAGGCATGGGGTGGTCCTTTTCGGGTCAGGCGGAAATCAGGGCGGCTTCGCGGAACAGCTCATCAAGATCAGCTGCGTCGGTGATGCCGATGGCCGGGGCCAGGGCGATGATGGCAGTCGACAGG